CACTGGATATTCTCCTGCATAGGTTACGAGCTTCGGCCTAGCGAAACCAACAATCTCCTTGCCAATATAGCGACGCTTTACCATCACCATTCCGCCGTTGCGTTGATCTCCATCTCCGGAAGTATTGCCCTCTATACAGAGAACGCTTGTCGTGCCAACCTTGACAACAATTCCGATGTGACTGATGCGATCAATGCCATCGTGTGGAAAGTCCATAAAGCAAAGATCTCCAAGCTGCGGCTTATCTTCAATCCATCGACCAAGCTCTTTCATTTTATGAGCACCGGCAGCCGTTGAAACCATCGATGGAATCTTCACGCCGGCAGTGTGAAAAACCCAGTTGCAGAAGGATCCGCACCAGGGCAGTCCGTCGGCCTTTGTAAACTTGCCGTACTTTGTCAGATTATTGCCAGTCTCGACTGTGCCGACTTCAGCTAGTGCGACCTCAATAATCCGAGCAGCAGTGCCGTCAGGTAACATTCTTAGTCAAGTGTTCCACTTATAGCCCTAGTGCCTTTAAGTCGTCAGCAGTTAAACCAAGTGCAGCCAGTTTCGACTGCGCTGCTTCTTTTAATGCTGCTTGATCTAAATAATCCTGCTTATGTTTAGCAGCAATTTCTTGTTCTGCAAGGTAGGTTTTGTATTCAGCGTCAGTCATTTCACGATCAATGACTTCATCTGTTTCTGTGTTATGGATTCTTACTATTGGCTTTGGCATTATGACACTCCGTATAGTTTGATTGTTCCACCGTCAAAAGTACCTGATGATGGTTTGAATACTATGCTTGAAATTACCGCACTTGACCCAACTGTTACAGTACTTCGGGTCGGGCAAATTCTTGACGATGTTACCGAAGCACCAACACTAACATCAATAACTTTTCTAATTGTTGAGTTTGCATTATAAAGAGTTATATTCGAGAAATTGTCATTACCTGTTCCAAAACCATCTAAACCAGGCTGATTTAGATAAATGCCATTGGTCTTTGTATAATAAGTAAAAACAGCTCCGTTGTTACTACCTTGTGATACTGGGCCATAAGCAGTTGCACCTGTTTCACCGTTTAGTTGAATAAGCACATCAACATCGGCTGAGCAATCAATGCTTTGAGCAAACATCACCAAATTAAGATAAGTATTTGAAGCAACAGAAATAGTTGTGCTTGCGCCTGAAAGTGTTGTTGTGCTTATTAAAGTCATACCACCACCGCTTGCAGGTGTAGCCCATTTTAAGCCTGTTGGACTAACTGTGGAATCTGCCGTCAAGACTTGTCCGTTTGTTCCTACTGTCAAAGCTTCAAGAGTGTCGGCAGCAGTACCGACAAGAAGATCAGCTTTTGCAGCGATTGCGTAGTTTGTAGTATCTGCAACATATTTCAATCCAAGAGTTTGAGCTGAATCTGCGACAAGACGAGTTTCGTTTGCTCCTGCTGGCAATCTTGCGTCCACTGTTGAGAATGCAAATAAATCGCCCTTAGTTGTTAGTGGTGTCTGATCTGTAGGAGTGACCCACGTAAAGTCCATGTTGGTATTTGATGTCTTTGATAATACCTGACCAGTTGTGCCACCGAGTAGATCTTGCAGCGACGTATCAACGCCTTGGCCGAATGTGTTGAAATCTGCTGGGAGATTCGTAACGAGCGAAGAGCTCGTCGGCATGACCCAGCCGAAGTAGGTAGTTGGATTTGCCATCGTTTCTCCTTAATTGACGACTAATGCGTCTGCATAGTCAAGTGTAGGGCTCAGCGTGTTGAATGTTTCGGCGACACTTACATCTTGCCATTCCATCGCCTGGAGTGAGAATGGAAGTGGCGAGACAAGAAGGGTCACTGAGAGCTCGTTGAAAGAAGCTTGAAATCGCCAGCCCTCGACGAAGCCCAAGAAGTTTCCTGACTGCATATTGACCGGCAAGTTTGAAAGCGAAATCGGCTGACCCATAAACACATTGATAAGAGCGTCACGATCTGCATCATCGACTTCCGGATTGGTCAATGCGAATGTGATGGATTCTAGGAATGCCTGTGGCTGGGCTCTTAGTGTCAGATAAAAATTGGCCTGATCTTCGGCATCGGTCGCGTGCTCTAGCGAAGTCGTAATCTGTTGCGCTAGTTTTCCATAGAGTGCGATAGAAGCTGCATCGGTAGCCTCTTCAATACCAGACTTCCAGACGATAGCAACGTCGTTTCGAATATCTCCAGCTTTAGTCTGAATCTTAATTCCACGGCCTAGAGCTTGATTAGCGTCTAAATCTGTATAGCCGTTAGTGGCAAGATAGATTGATCGATGCGTCGAATCGGCATAACTGATTCTGCCCTGAGCGTCCTCAAAGATATAACCAAGTCCGGAAGTCGCAAGGTCGGCCACCAGATTCCACGTAATCGTCTGATTAGATCCACGCGCTGCCAGCTCGTAATTGCCTGGACGATCTATCTCACCAAGCCCTGTGTTTTCAGCAGTAGCCCAAGTTGTAGTTGCCGGAGTATAAGTCGCCCACGTAAGAGCTGCTGGAACCTCTGACCAGTTATTTTCTAAGAGATCCGAGAGAATTGTGTAAATCTGGTCGCCGTCAAAATCCTTTTGTAAGACGCCCAAAGTTAAGGCCTTCTGAAGCCTTGAAAGCCCTCCTAGAGCCGTGATGGTGACTTCCTGAGTAATTGACACTGACCCAGTCTGCGACACTGTCACGGCGACGTCCACAATGCTTCCGCCGAAGATTGGCACGAATGCGCCAGCAGTGTCCTTGACTTGGATTGATACCGCGTCATTGATTTGAGCAGTAATAGCGCCAAGATTGAGATTGATGAGGTTTATTGTGCAATAGCCGGCTTGAGCCTGTGTGTAGATATTTGTGCGTCCTGATGTAATTGAAAGATTGGCTAGAACGACGTCAGTGTATTCAATGCCTGCAATTAAGACTTTCCACTCTGGAGCCCACTGTGTCATTAGACGGCCTGAAGTGCGCCGGCTCCGCCAGTGCCACGATAGAAGGAATCATTAAGCACATTGACGATTGTGCGAGCCGTGCCTTCGGCATCGATTGCGCCATTGACTGTCACATTGATCCGCGCAGCGTTTTGAGAATCCGTAAATCCTCCTCCGCCCATAGCAGCTAAACGAGCCGCATTCTGTGAGTCGGTGAAGCCTCCACCTACGCGAACCGCCCCTGATGCGGCTGATGAGACGCCTCCGCCCGAAGTAGTTGTAGATCCTGTACCAGCCGAAGCCGAAATACTAGGAACCGAGATTGTTGGAATGCTAGGTGTTGCAGTAGTCGTCTTTGGAATCGTGACTGTAGGAACGCTAACTTGTGGAGCTGAAATCTGTGAGACGTTAGGCAAGAATGGAATTGAGTTATAGACACGGATTAGAGCATTGATTCCAGCAACGGCTCCAGCAATCAATCCGTTTAAGCCTTTTATGACCGCACCGATGACATTGATAACGCCGCCAGCAATCTCGCCGACTACCTTGAAAGCTCCGCCTAAGACTGTGACCAGAACCGGCACGACATACTTTTGAATAAAGCCGATAAACTCTGCGAAGGTTTCTTTGTTGTTATTTATTGCGTCAGTGATTGGCTTAAAGAAATCAGCGAACTTTCCAAGTGCCGGAACGACTTGATTGACCACGAACTCGACAAGCTGCTGAATGATTGGCAGAAGCTTTGCACCGACTGATTCTTTGGCTTCATCAAAGGTCACTTTAAGAATCTCCAGGCGTCCGGCGAATGTCTCTGCGTTAGCTGCTGCTGCGCCACCGAATAGATCTGAAAGCCTAGTCTGCGTCTCTTCGAATGACATCGCTTTAAGCTCTGCGGCCGATAGTCCGATGCCTAGCTTGCCAAGAGCTGCCGTGTTGCCGTCGTATGCCTTGCCGAGTGCATTGGCCACTCCGTCCAAGCCTTTGCCCGTAGCTTGAGAAATGTCCAGAGCAAGATTGAGAAGATCCTGAGCCTTTGTGACGTCGTTAGTTGAGAGAGATAATCTCTGCAAGGCTGGACGAAGTTTATCGTCTGCCACACCAGTGGCCAGTGATGTCTTGAGAATCTGCTTTTCGACCGATGCAATCATTTCATTCGTTGCACCAGTTGCATTCTTTAGCGCAGTAGCAAGGCGAATCTGAGCAGCTACATCTTCAATCGCGGCCTTAACTCCATCGACTGCAAGCTTGATTGCATAGGCTCCAGCAGCAGCTCCGGCGGCTGCGAATGCTAGTCCTGCCTTCTTACTAAACTCGCCCATCTTTGACGATGAGTTGTCCACGTCTCCGTTAGCTTGAGCCAGTGATTTCTTGAGTTGATCTACATCAGCAAGAATCGAGAGCTTGAGTGTGCGCGATTGTCCGGCCATTTACCACTCCTTCAAGATTCGGTCGAAAGCATTTTCCCACTTCGCGATGATGTCTGGCTGGATTTCGCGGAGTGTCGGATAAATAAAGTAGCCCTTAGAGTTTGACCATTTTGGAAATTGCTTAAACTTAATAGATCCGAACTCTGTACCGCCCCAGAGATCCTTGGTCGTTGCTCCGCCTGAAAACTTCTGACTTACGAAGCCGAAAGAAAGCTCGCCAATCTTGGAAGATTTCGACACACGGGAGCCACTGGCAATTCGATTGGCGGCCTCGCCTCGACTGGTCGCTTTTTGTTGAATCTTGCCCTGAGCAAACTCTGCAAGAGCTGATGACTCTCTTTTAGCTGCATCAGTAGCTGCTGCGTCCATCGCCTTAAATGCCGAAGTAATGCGACGAAGGTCTGCCTTGTCATAGGCAATCTCAACCTTGTCGCTCATTCTTTTTCTCCAGTATCTCGAAAGCCGTATAGATCTGCTCCGCCGTCGTCCATTCGCTCATCGGAATGCCTGTGGCTATTGCCAGCTCGACAAGGATCCGATTTACGCTTCCGGCGGCGTAACTTTTGGGAGAACGTCACCGACTGTCACATCGGCCACTGTTTCGCACCAGACTTCATAGCCCTTGATTGGCTTGCCACCGGCTTCACGTTTCATTGCATGCCACGCAAGGAAGAGAAGATCAGAGATTCCAATCTTCTCCTGCGCTTGCGAAATCGTGCTGCCTGTCTTTTGTTCCCACTTAGCCCACTCCGGCGGCTGAGCAGTGTAAGTGCCGAATTCGCCAGACGTGTATTCGATTGTGATTGGTAATCTCATTCTGTGCTCCCGTTTCTATTGATTAACTGAATGTTTCTGTTGGCTTGCCATCGACTAACATAGCCCAAGAATCAGTTTGTGCTTCTGGAGCAGTGCCGCCAACGGAAGGAAATACTGGATAGACGTTGCATGTAAATACTGCACCAGTAACGGCAGTGAATGACACGGCCAAAGTTGTGTTTGGAGCAGTATCAGCAGCAGTCCACATCGCTTCAAAGAGTGATGAAACAACGCCCCAGTCTGCAAGAAGCTCAAGGTTGAGCGTCCACTGATCATCGATGTGCTTATAGGCTTTTCCATCGAGTGTTTGATAAGTCGTAATGACGGGCGCATTGACTAGCGTTGCGGCCGTTGTTTGTGCGTCATAGTTCACTGTGGCGATTGTTAAAACTAGGTCTCTCGCCGTGACGATTGTTGTTGGCATTTTTTGCTCCTTATATTGTCTGTTGTGTGTAGTAAGTGCTGACCGAGAGATCCGCCACTAGTAGATTGGTCGCGCCGACCTGTTGAATTGTTGGACGTTGAACGTCTCCGACTTCGTAACCTGCTGGCATCGCTGCCATGATGCTAATAACAAGCTGCTCAAGATTGTCGAGTGCTCCGGCCGTGTTGTTATACGCGACGGCCGCAGTGACCACGAAATTAATTTTCACGCGCACCTGCGATTTGCCGATTGTTGTCGTTTCTAAATAAGGCGAATCTGGAACGATTACGCAAGCCGGCGGAATGACTGCTTCTGGTGGAGAGCTATACACAGAAGCCACAACGCCAGAGAGAGCAGTCGCAAGAGTGCCTCTGACGTTTGTTGCAATAGTTGTTGGCGTAGGCATCACATGGCCATCGTTGAGACGTCGATGTAATTACCTAATAAACCGATGACCCGATTTTGCAGTGATCGACCCATTCGATATGGCGACGGCGTAAAATCTACGCCTTCAATCTGACCACCTGGAGCGACCACGCTCTGGAAAATCTCAACGCTGACGATGGTGACCGCCTGTTCGACTGCGTCGGTATTTGCATAGAGCGTGGCCGCGTCTGCCCCGGATAGATAAGCTACGCCGCCAGGAATTACTGGACGGAAATCAATGTCTGCATTGGTAATGGCAGAAGTAAAGTAGAAATATGGAGCCGGATATGCGAAAGGTAAGTAAGGAAAAGGATCATAATAATTTGATGTGACTGTTTGTGTTCCGTTGAATGTAGCTGGAACGCAACCGGTAACAACAACACTTTGACCAGCGACGAATGTGTTTGGCTTTTGTGTTATGTAATAGGCGACATTGTTTTGAAGATAAACGGCGGCTACTGAATTTTGATTGGCAGTCAATAGCGGCAGAATTACCTGCTCAGCAGAATCGATAATTCCTTCAAGATAGGCATCAGAATAAAGAGACACAGAGACGCCAAGAACCTGCCGCAGACTTGCGACGCTAATGATTGCTGGCATCTCTGTGTCCTTTCGTGAGCTGCTGGGTCAGATACGGGAGCGCACCTGACCCATGATTAGTTGGATCAGGTTAGGTTGAAGCGACGTAGGCCACCTGCGAAGGTTGCTTGCGCTGCGATATAGCCGTAGAGCATTACTTCAATTTCGCCTGTTGTTGGCACGTTAGTTGCCAATGAAAGTGCTGGAGATTCGAAGATTTCGATTGAACGTGGATCGATGATGAATGCTGATTCGTCGATTGATGTTGAAACCATGTTTGGATCTACATAGTAATCAAGGCCAAGTACATTTCCGCGAATACTTGTTGGCACTGCTGATCCGGCGTTATTCATTGGATTTCCAGCGTTGTAGATTGGACGTCCTGTTGAATCGGTTGCGCCGAGTAGCAAGCCCCAGATGGAAGTACCTGAAACGAATGCCTTTGCAGTGCGCTTTGTTGCAGAATAAACGGCTGGTGATTCTGTTGATACGAATGCGATGATGCCGTCTGAATCTGCATCTTGTGCAGTTGCTTGAGTTCCGCCTGCGGTGATTTGTGCAACGACATAAGAGTCAGTTGCCTGAGCATACGCATCGCGAAGATTTTGAAGCATAATTTCATAGAATGATGGATCTGAGCGATCTAGCAATTCTACTGAGTAACGTTGGAATCCAGCCTTCTTGATTACTGTCGCATTGACATAAGCTGAAGTGATCGCAGTTGTTCCTGTTGGATCTCCTCCCTCGGCCACAGTCGCGGCCGTACTGTTAGCCGTGATTTTAGGAATCGACACTGTCATTCCGTATGTGCTTAATGGACGTGTTCCACCGCAAGCTTCGATGACTGGACGATCGGCGTTGGTGTTTGTTGCTACATCGCGAACGTATGAAACTGGTGAAAACGCTGGATTAGTTGTGAATGAATCATCTGCTGCCTTAATGTACTGGCGAGAATCTTCGTTGCCTAGCGTTGCCTTGATTGAGTGTTCTAAATATGATCCGCCAGAAATAATTGGCGAACGTGGACTTGTGAAATATAGAGGACGAGCTGCCTCGGCCTGTACGACTTTGGAAGCCTCAACCGGTTCGGCTGCGACTTCTGGAACGGCTGTAGGTGTTTCCACTTGCGTATCTCCTTCGGTAGTTTGTTCTTCTGTTTCCACATCGGATTCAGAATCTTCTTGCTCACTAGCTGCGACTGCGACCTTTGCTGATGCTATGGCCGGATCTGTGACCAGTGAGACTTCTTTGAGCGCGCTTGCGCTAATTACTAGAACGCCATCGACGTTCTTATATTTTTCAGCTAGAACGCCGACACTAAATCCGTCGCGTAATCCAGAAAATGCCTCTTCTAAAGCATCAGATCCGGAAGTTGTTTTGGCAACAGAAAACGTCGCGTAAATACCTTCTTCATCTTCGTCGTAGCTCTTAAGGAATCCGATTGGAGATTCACGACGATGCTCAAGTAACAATTTCGTTGTATCACTAAAAGTTATGGAGCCAGGCTTGAACATAGTTGAGCCGGCTGATGTGGAGCCCTGTTCGTTCCAGGTAACGATGCGTCCAGAGATTTCGCGCTTTGGAAAATCCGTGGCCGTGACTTTCATCGAGAAATCTAGATTCATCGGAGTTGCCTTTATTTCTTTCATCGGATCATTTCCTCTTCTAGTCGGATTTCATCGGAAGTAAGAGCCCCGATGTCGTAGAGAATCTTGTAAACGTCTGCGCGCTCTTTTGCTGATCCACGCAAGTAATCATCTAGATCGAACTTGACTTCCTGTGATGCTGGAACGAAATCATTAGCCATTCCAGTCATTGATAGACGCTCTTCAATGGCAGTCATAATCGGACGCAAAGAAAAGTCCAGCAAAGATTGACGCGCCAAAGTTGCGTTCGAATAAGTCATACTAGATCCGGATTCTGCATCTACGTAGTAAGCCGGAATGCCTGTAACTCTGGCTAATTCTGTTGCGACGTAAGATCTAGCTTGATTGAGTTGCAGCTTCTCTGGGTCAAATCCAAGTGTCTGCAATTCCACATCAGCGTTCAAGAATGCAGTTGAACGATTGCGACGTGATTGCCCCCAAGATTCTAGAAGCTTTGCGATGCGATCTGCTGGAAGTGCAGTGCCGTTAGATTTCAAGACCATCGTTGGCACTGGCTCGCGCGCGTACATAGTTGCAGCGCGTTCTAACTCTGCACCAGCTTTGATTGTGCGACCGGCACGATTGAGAATGCCCTCATCTACTCCGTAAAAGACTGCAAGGCTTCCGACGCCTTCGTAAGGTACGGGAATTGAATCTACGCAGTAATAATCAATCTCTGTTCCTTGCGCATTAGTTTTAATTGTGACGCGAGTAGGATCAATGCGTTCTGCACTGCGAATGCGATATGTGTCCGCGTAGATTTCTAAGATACGCATGTAGCCGTATCCGTATAGCAATAAATCTTCTGCAAGCCAAGCATACGTCGCGAATCCTGGAACGCGTGGATCTGGTTGGTTAATTACCTTTGGAGGAGATTCAACACGAGCACCATCTGCGCGAGTACGAACCTTAAGCGGAATCGATGCAACGCTTGACGAAATAATGTTTCGGGCTCTTGCGCACGTTGGCACTGACATAAACTCGACGCGCGATGCAGTAATGCCAGCGACGCCGTAGATATTGTAAAGAGAGCTAGTGACATTTACTGGAGCCAGCGAAGCTTCAATGTCGGAGGTCGCAGACGGAGCTGCGGTCGTTATTGTGCGAGAGAATAAACCCATGCGTGAAGTCTAAGCCTCTCCTTTACATCTAAACAACCATAATGTCCATCTCCATCTCTGGGCGTGTCGCAAAGTGTGTCGCTAGTGCAGAAGCCACGGCTGCGCACACTGCAACGCTTGAGGCGCGCCGTCCGATAATCCAGCCGCCATCGCCCATTGGCAATCTAACGGCCGATAATATCTGCTTGGATAATTCTGCCTGTTTCCCGTGGATCAATCTCTTCGAGGTAATTGCACCGAGCAATTCATCGCAGCTCTGGCCATAAAGTGCGCCATCGATGTCAATGACCGGAATGCCTGCTGGCATAAGTCGCGCAGCTACGGCAGAGCTTGTCCGCTTGCTAAAAGCCACATATTCAAGCGGATACTTGCGTGCATAAGGCGCGATGTCGTTTGCAATAGCTTTATCGTCCAACGAGATTGGATTGTGCCAGGTATGCAGAAGTTTAAGGTTAAAAGTGTCGTCCTTATTTTTCTGGGCGGCCACTAATGCTCCGTCGCGTCTGTCCGGACTTAAATCAAGGCCGAACCACGTCATCTTCTCGACGTCAAGATGAATCTCATCAGATCCACACTCCTCCCACTCCTTCACAGGAATTGCTCCGGAGATTGTATTGACCCACCGGCAGAGCACCTCCGTCTGGACGACATCTGGCGGATCATTGAGAACGGCGCGGATATTATCTTCGTGGATTGTGTGACCAAGTGCCGGATTGCTGGCGACCCAATTCTTTTCATCTTCAATCTTGTCCGAGAATGCCGACCATTCGAAATATGCAATGTCATCGTTTCCACCAGCAGCCGATGCCATACCGCGCTCGCGTAGCTGATTGAGAATCAAAGAATGTTGATCTCCAGCATTCGAGAACGTCCAGAGCTGCGGATTTTTAGCGGCCATCATCGTATATCTCATCGCTGACCAGGCTTCGGTGTCTTTGAGCTGACGTGTTTCGTCCATGTACACGGTTTCCGGTTTAGCAAATCCACGAGCTGCGGCGTTAGCGGCCTTGACCACGTAGCGAGCGCCGGACATCAGCTCAATCTCTTCGGATCCATGAGCCCATCGAATCTTCTTGACTTGCTTAGCTAGTGATTCGTTGCTCTCGATAATGCTGACCACGTGCCGGAAAGTCTCCAGCGATGTAGTTAAGACGTGCGCTGATCCAAGCTGCAAAGATTCTTGCCATAGGAAAAGCCGAGCCAGAATCGACATCTCCATAATCGTAGATTTTCCATTCTGACGAGCTGCAACGACCACGACCAGAGGCGCGTGCCAGCGTCCGTCCGGCTTAACCTTAAGCGCGTGCTCGAATACGAACTTCTGCCACGGCATCAGATCGATGCCAATCTGAGAGGCGAAGTCAATGATTTCCAAGCCTTTAGACGGTAAATCGTTGAGCCTAGAGTGGATTCTGGGCGTTCCTGAGCCGATTAGACGCTCTGGTGTAGGAGAGATTCCCTGTTCCTCCCTGTTCGCCTCTGAGACGACCTTGAGCGCCCTTGTAGAGCCCTGTCCAGCCTTAGTCATGACTTGTGCTCTCTTGTGTCGGTGAAAACGGAAAAG